GGCGCGATTAGCCGGCACATGAAGTTGCTGTCCCGTGAGCTGGACGTCGCGGTGGTGGTGCTCGCCCAGTTGAATCGTGGTCCGTCGGCGCGGTTGGATTCGCGCCCCCGAATGGCGGACCTACGCGAGTCGGGGCAGATCGAACAGGACAGCGATGCGGTAGTCCTGCTGCATCCGGGGTCGGAACCAGTGGGCGACTCAACGATGCCGACATTCAAGATGGAACTGATTGTGGACAAGAACCGTCACGGGCGGACCGGGTCCGTCCACCTTGATCAGGAGTATGAGTATGCCGATCTCACGTAGGGGATTCGGTGGTCCGTCCGGGCTCCGATTGTTGGGTGAGGCGTTGTTGGAGCCGGACGCGGGCCGGTTGTACCCGGCCCGCGTTGTCGATCCGGAGCGGGCCGGCATCGGGGAGTTGTGTCTGGATGTGGCGGACGCGCACCGAGCCAGCACTGTCGGTCTGTGCGTGGCATGCGGGGGTAGGTGTCCGTGCGGAGCGGTCGTGGAGGCGTCCCGCCTGGGGCTGGAGCACGTGGTGCTGGCGACGACCGACCTGGTCCGTCGCTGGGCGCGCTCCGGCTCTTGACGCGAGGGCGCGCACGTGACATTATGGGCGCATGAGCGAGGTTCACCAGCCCGACGGGAGCACCCCACGATGATTGACGAACTGACCGTGCTGCATGACGCGACCCAGCGGTTGAGAAGCAGCGGAGTAGGCATCGGTGGTGAGTTGGGCGACGCTCTCTGTGATGTGGCGGACGTGTTCGCCGAAGTGGCTGCGGAGACTGACCCCGATGTCGTGGCAGCTGCCCGGGCGGTGCTAGCCGACGGCATCCCGCACCTGGCGATCGGTGACGAACGCCCGGCGACGGGTCCTGACGGGACGTCCGTCGACTACCGGACGGCCACGGCGTGCGGTGGGGAACATGTCGTCAGGTGGACTACCCGTGATCGTGACGCGGCACGCTGCCAGGACTGCCGCGCCGCGTCTGAAGAGGCGGGAGACGAGCTGCGGGAGGTCAATGCGTTCATTGCCCGTGACCCGGGCATGAGCCTCCGGGCGCGTTACGACGACGACCGGCCCATCCTCATCGTCCCCTCGCACAACCACGAGATCAGTCTCCAGATCGGCGGCCAGGATCCAGTGTTCGTGGACGCGCTCGACCTACTGCGGGTGTCCTGTGTCGCGCTGAACCTGGTCTACGGGCCGAGCCCCACCGAGCTGGAGCGCGTGATCCCTGGGAGCGCCGACTCGTGAGCACCACCGCGCAACGGTGGACCACAGAGGACATTGCAGGTGAGCTCGAGTTCGCGTCCACGGCGTCGGTGAGGAAATGGATCTCCCGCTTGCGGGCGAAGGGCGAGCCCGCCGGCACCCCCATCGGGCTCGACCTCCAGACCGGGGAGCGGTGGTACGACCCGAAGCTTGTGACCGCCGCACGTGCCGCTTCCCCTGGCCGCGGGTGGCGCGCCGGGCACACAGACACAGACCGAGGAGATCACCATGGATGACCCGACTGAGCACATCAACCGGGCGATCGGGCGCCTGTGTCCCGCCAGGCTGGCCGTCGATGCTGAGATGCGCCGGGAGGCGATCCGGTGCCGGCCCTGCCGCGACGCGGCACGCGCTGCTCCCGCGGCCTCAATACGCCCCCCCGAGCTGGACGTCGACGCTGAGATGCGTCGCGAGGCCGCGCACCGTCTGGACACGGCCGCTGAGCGGATGCCCGACAAGCCGCGGATCGCGGCCCTGTCCCTCGCGTTCTGGTTGACCACGACCGCGACCCCGGAGGCCACGGAAGCGGCCCGCGTGCTACTGGGCCGCGCCGATGAGATCGACGGTGGTGCCCGGTGATTGGGGATGTGCTCCGGCCCGGCGACCCGGAGCCCGATGAGGGCACGCCACTGCTGGACGCCAAGGGCCACGTGGAGATCTACCATTGCGCTGAGTTCAGCGGCCGGTGGGACCGCTACGTCGCGAAGATGGGCCCGTTCGTGGTGGCCCCGGACTACGACGCGGCGATAGCCGAGGACGGTGCGCCCGGCACGCCTGCGGTCTACGTCCCCACCCTCGTCCGGCTCGCCGTCCAGGCGGCTGCGGTCGCTGCTCTTGACTCGCTGTCCAGCTCGACCCGCCTAGTGGACGCCGTCCCTGTCGATTCCGTCGCCACTGAGCCATGCGCGAACGATCGGGCACACGGGGCAGCGACCGTCTACGGGGGCCCGTGCGGGGGCCTGTGCCTGCCGTGCGCGGTCGTTGCGATCCGGGCCGCACCCTGGGGCGGGGACGGCACGGACGTCGTCTCCCTGGACGTGCTGAGGCAGCCGTCGGTGACCCGATGAGCACGACGCATGTCCTGGTGGCCTGCACGGACCTGTTCGTACACGCAGACGGGGAGTTCCACGGCCAGTGGTGGTGGTCCTCGGACCGCCCCGCTGAGGTGCACCTGGTGGTCGACTCGGTTGAGTGGGTGATCGGGCGGGACCTGCTGTCCCGGGGTGTCCGGGGCCGGGTCGGCGAGGGCGACGTGCAGCTGTGCCCGTCGAAACCGGGTCTGTGGGTGCGCTTGTCGTCCCCGCACGGCGAGGTGCTACTACAGGGCTCCCTGCGGGTCGCTGAGGGCTTCCTGGACACGACATGGGTGGCGTGCCCCCGTTGGGTTGAGTCCGCGAGGGTGGGCGCCGCGTTGGACGCCTTCCTGACGGAAGTGGGGGCGCGGCCATGACCGCCCACCGTGGCTGCCCCGGTATCCGCCCCCGCACCTGGGCGCTGCTCTTCCTGGCCGGTCTCGCGTCGTGGACCGTGCTTGCGGTCCTTGCGTGGCTGGTCGTCGGGTGGTGGACATCGTGACTACCTACGCGGACTTCCTGGCGAGCAAGGCCCGCGATGTGGGTGCGGTGGGTCACGAGATCGACGTGACCGACGTCCACCCGATGCTGCACCGGTGGCAGGCCGAGCTTGTGCAGCGGGCGGTCAAGGGGGGGCGTTGCGCCCTGTGGGAGGACACAGGGTTGGGTAAGACCTTCCAGCAGATCGAATGGGCGAGACTGTCCGGTGCTACGTCGCTCATCGTCGCCCCATTGGCGGTATCCGCACAGACAGTGCGGGAAGCGGCCAAGCTGGACATCGACGCACGGTATGTGCGTAACGGTGACCAGATCACCGGACCCGGGATATGGGTCACGAACTATGAGATGATCGAGCGGTTCGACCCCCGCGCGCTGGACGCAGTCGTACTAGATGAGGCGTCGATTCTCAAGAACTTCGCCGGTGCCACCCGTACTCGCCTGATTAAGCATTTCGCGCCAACCCCCCGGCGGTTGGATTGCACTGCAACCCCGGCGCCGAATGATGCCGAGGAGCTGACCAGCCACGCTGAGTTCCTCGGCATCTGTAGCAGGGTGGACATGCTCGCCACGTACTTCGTGCACGATCAGGACGGCTGGCGAGTGAAGGGCCACGCCCGTACGCCGATGTTCGACTGGATGGCGGGTTGGGCGACGGCACTGCGGCGCCCGTCTGACATGGGCTACCCGGACGACGGCTACGACCTGCCGGGGCTGGACGTCATCCCGGAGCTACTCCCGGTCGACGTGCCGTGCGATGACCAGCTGTTCGCCACCAGTCTGGGCGGGGTGTCGGGTCGCGCTCGTGTCCGCCGGGAGACCCTCGACGCCCGGTGTGTCCGGGCCGCCGAACTGGTGGACGCCGAGCGGAACGAGCCGTGGCTACTGTGGTGCGACCTGAACGGCGAGGCCGACACCCTCGCGAAGCTTATTCCGGGCGCGGTGAACGTGCACGGGTCGATGAGTCCGGATGAGAAGACCGAACTACTGATGGCCTTCACCGATGGCGAGATCCGGACCCTGGTCACTAAGCCGTCGATAGCGGGGCATGGAATGAACTGGCAGCACTGCGCCCGAATGGCCTTTGTGGGTCTCAAGGACAGTTTCGAGGCGACCTACCAGGCCACCCGGCGTTGTCACCGGTACGGCCAGACGCGGCGAGTCCACGCGCACGTGATCCTGTCCGAGCTGGAGGGCCAGATCGCACAGAACGTGGCCCGCAAGGAGCTGGAAGCTGAGGCCACCAGGAGTGAGTTGGTGGCGGCCATGAGACGAATCCGACAGGGAGTGGCGGCATGAGCGACCCGTATCTGACTGACGAGGCACACGGGAATAGTTGGGACTTGCTGCTGGGCGACTCGTGCGAGAGGCTGGGTGAACTGGCGGACAACTCGGTCTCGCTTTCGGTGTATTCTCCACCGTTCGCATCGCTGTACACCTACAGCGCGAGTGAGCGCGACATCGGCAACTGTGCCACCCGGGACGAGTTCCACGAGCATTACCGGTTCGTCGTCGCGGAGATGCTGCGGGTCACGAAGCCCGGCCGCAACTCGTGCGTGCACGTCGCCGACATTTCTACGACGAAGTCCGCGCACGGCGTCACCGGACTGTACGACCTGCCCGGCGACGTGATCCGGGACCACGTCGAGGCCGGCTGGGTGTTCTACGGGCGGTGGTTCGTGGACAAGAACCCCCAGGCTGTGGCGGTGCGCACGAAGGCTCAGCACCTGCTGTTCGTGACGAAGAATAAGGATTCCGCGCGGTCCGCCCCGGCGTCGGGTGACCAGCTGCTCCTGTTCCGGAAGCCGGGGGAGAACGAGGTGCCGATCCCGAATGACGCCGAGACATGGTACCGGGATCCTTCTAGCGAGGACGAGGAAGCATACGTGCATACGGGGGAGTCGTCCAAGCCGGGGAACGTCTCCAATGAGGATTGGATCGCGTGGGCGCACCCGGTGTGGCTGGGCATCCGGGAGACGCACACCCTGAACGTCGCACTGGCCCGCGAGGAACAGGATGAGCGGCACCTTCACCCCCTCCAGTTGGACTTCATCGAGCGGTGCGTGCGCTTGTGGAGCAACCCGGGGGAGCTGGTGGTGAGCCCGTTCGGTGGGGTCGGTTCGGAGCCGTACATGGCGGTGAAGTTGGGTCGCCGGGCGTGGGCGTGCGAGCTGAAGGCGAGCTACTGGCGTACCGCGGTGCAGAACTTGCGGCAGTTGGAGGATGAGCTCGCGCTGCCCACCCTCTTCGACGAGGCCGCGTCGTGATTCACCGGCCGCGTATCACCGACACCGAGCCGTCCCGCCGTGGCCCGTGGGATTGGCTCACCACCGCGCTTGATTGGCTGGTGGCCCTCACCGGCCTGACCCTCCTTTTCCTCGGCGCGTTCTGGGCTGCTTCCGGCCGCCCCGACTCGTTGTCGTGGCTGCTGGTGGGTGCGCTGCTGCTGGTGGCGGATGAGGGGGTGACGCTGCGGCTGAGGGTGGCCCACCTGGAGCGGTGGGCCCGGAACAGGCAGCGTGAGCGGTGACGGCCCGGGTC